GTGCGCTCTTGGATAAGAGTCTGAATGGATTCGCCCATTCCAGCAGGGAAGTTGTCTTGTTTGATAAGACGATTCCAAGGGTCAGTTGCGATGAGTTTGGACGAAATCATTTCACCGATTCGTCCGGCTTCCTGTTGAAGCTGATTATTTACATCAGCGAGATTATACTGAGACATATTTTTTTATCTTTCTATTTTAAGTTTGGTTGTGAATTACAAGAGCTTTTAAGTTGCCAAATGTAATTGTGTTATTTTTCTTTGGTGAGCCACCTCAAAGACCTTTCGGATTTATAAGCTCAATTTATTTACTGATGTTAAGGAATCAGCGATCCATGTAAGATTTTTAAACAAGTCTTACAACTTGCATTTCGACAAATAGGTTACGCTGTTAAAATAAGCAAGCATTATTTTTAACAATAATTAAGATTTCTTTTTATCTGATTTTTTTTGCTGCGTACGCTCTTTTATTCTTTTCTCCCTTGCAGGAGATTCAATAAATTTTTCGTAAGCAAGTTGTGTTGCTGACGGAATAATATCAGTAACAAGTTCAGTTGCTGCTTTTCCAACCTCATACGGGGCAGCAAGAGGCCCACCCCCTATAGTTAATGCGCGTAATCTTCCGGCTGTAGATTTAGGGTCTGGAGTTTCATATCCCATTGTCTCTTCATATTTTTGCATTGCCGCTTCAGCAATAGGCTCTACGGCAGCGGATGCGGCTCCAGCCAATGCAGCGGAGCCAACGCCTTTTGCAACACCTCTTGCCGTTCTTGCCAAAGATTGTTTGGCTGCTTGAACAGCAGGATAACCCTTGCCAACTTCTTTGTATCCCATAATTGGATTAGGCTTACCTTCAAACGCACGAACTTCTGCTGCATTTAATTCTTTAACCGTGCTTCCAGTAAATGGATCGTATGGTCTATGTGCAAAGTGACCCCCGCCTAATTGCGTTCCACCCCTAACTGGGTTTATTTCGCCCCTTGCTACCATTGGCCTTTTTGATTCAAAAATATATCCCTCGCCAGATTTTGGTAAATATTGCTCAAGAATTTTTCCCTTTTGAAAGGCGGGAAATGGGGTTCCCCTTTTCATTAATTTGCCGCCAAACATAAATGCTCCCTTTTCACTACCCTTCGGATTACCCCTAACAACCTTGTTTTTTAGGTAATCTTCAAAAGCCTCTTTGTTTACTGCGCGATAATATGCTTCCTTGTCTGATAATTTTTCAGCAAATGGATTCTTTTTATAAAGCTCTTTAAGAGATTTTTTTAGTTCTTCTTTCATAAAATTTAATTAAACAAAATACAACTTGGAATCAACAAAAAAATAGAGCGGGGTTTTTAATCCCGCTCTACTTAGCATCTACACCAGACGCAAATGTTAACCAGAAATCCGACTTACAAGACTCTTAACAAAATCATCAGTATCTACTTTAGTGTAGTCAACTGACTTTGATGTTTCATTTGGAGTCCTTGGTGAATTGCCACCAGCAGCAGCAGGAGCGCCACCACGGAGCTTCACATTGTTTTCCTTGGCATCACTCAACTCTTTCTGTAGTGAAGTAATCTGATCAACCAAGTCAGGAAGGACAGTTGCGCCAAGAATTCCGTAAACCTTGAGGTTTTCTGGCCACTCATCGTAACCCATTACTTCTTGTTGGAGCTTGTTCATGTCCGGCCTCTTATCTTCCGGCAAAAGACTAAATACCTTTTCGCTGATCTTTGGCAAAACTTCACTCACAGCAGTTTCTCTTTGAGCAATATATTGCTTGTATTGATCCTGCTGTTCCTTGCCTTGCCGCTCCATAGAAGCCTCGTATGCAGCCTTTGAATTTGTTTCAAGTTCCCCCTTACGCTTTTCGATCTGAAGCAAGTTATCTGCCAATGCCCAAACTTTTGTTTTATCCCGTTCAGACCAATCGGAGATTAGGTTTTCAAGTTGTGCTGGATCACCATTGCTATCAGCTTGAAGTGCATTGATAAGCTCTCCAGCATCAGTCTTATTTCTTTGGGAATAAAACTCTGCGTCTTGAATAATTTGGCTTAGAGGTTCTGCAATGTATTGCTTCCACTCCCTTGTTGACTGAACCCTTGTTAGATAAAGCTCACCATCAAGTGCTTCACGCTCTTGCTGAATAGCTTCAAGTTGTTCTTTAAGTTCAGATACTTCACTTGCGGCTTGCTCATATTCTTCCCCTTTGGCTTTAAGTTCTGCAAGTTCTCGCTGTGCGGTTTTAAGTTCAGTCTCTGCTTGCTTCAATTCCTTCCAGCGAATCTTAGCCTTGTCTTCAGTTGGCTCTACTTCGGACTGAACATCTTTAGTAGTAGCTTCAACTTTATTTTCCTCATTTCCTCCAGCAGATTCGGCCTGCGTTTCTTGTTTTGCTTCTGTTGCTGGTGAAGGTTGAGTAGGCTCAATAGGCTTACTCTCCTTCGGTGGCTGGACAGCGAGGTCATTGTTAGCAATGGATGTCAGCGCACTCTTTAAATTAGAGATTGCCGAGTCTGTTGTTGTTGGTGCTTCTTGTGTTTGTTCTGACATATTACTTATTTCTTGATTCCCGCACGATGACGGTCGCCCCAAGATTTGTTCTTGGTTCCAACGCTCGTTTTCTTGCTGGAAGTTGCTGGTGCTTTAACTACTGTTTCTTTGTTTTTCATAATGTTATTCTTGTTGATTGTTTACTCCCATTGAAAGCCGTTCAGCCTCCAATATTTCGTCTTCTGTATATAGCCCAGTAGACAAAAGCTTTCTTCGCGCTTGAACAATATACTCTTTGTCCAAATCATTCAACTTCTTTTGGTTCACTCTTGTTAAAAGAGTCAACTTATTAATGAAATCTTCAGCCCCGATTGACTTAGCTGCCTCGATGTCTGTTGGTGCTTTAGGTGAACATTCTTGCCTTACTATGGTAACTGCCTCTTTAAATATTGGCATTTCCAATAATGATTCAAGCGTTGATACCTTGTCTGAATTTAGTTGAAATAGTTGTCTTTGTGTCATGCCCTGATTCCTTGTGTTTGAATTTTACTTGCAACTTCGGCATCTCTCAATGCTAATTTTTGCGATGCTTCTTGTTGACGCATTATCATTTTTTGTTGGTGTGTCTGCATATCCATCTCAAGCTTTGCTTGCCGGATTGATCTTTCGGAATCAATCTTTGCCAAGACCGCAGGATCAATTTGAGGTTGAGCCTGCTCTTGCTCTGCTCCACCTTGCATCATAGTTTGCTGCTGTTGTTGAGCCATAAGCTTCTGAACCTTCAGAGTGCCATTGTGAAGAATCTCGTCTGCATTCTGAAGAACCTGACGGAACATTGCCGACTCGCTACGCATTTGCGGGTCTTGAGATAGTAGTTCCACATGCTGGGCAACATGAGCATTAAGCGCATTAATACCACCAAGCATTGGGGCTAACTGCATTGGATCAAGTTCAAGCAATTCTTGCGCTTGAGTAACCAAAGGATTAAGTGCCTCAACATGAATCTTGGCGTGAACAAGGTTGTTCTGACCATCAAGAACTTGTATATTGCTGCCTGCAATTAGTTGATTGTTCTCAATTTGCGCGATGGATGCATCAATAGTAGGACGCTCAGAGTCACCTGGCTGAATGGCATAACGAGCAGCATTCTCATACCCTGCGGTTTCAGAAGCAATATCCCAAATAAGGTTTTGTTTACCAAAGTCTGGAAGGCTACCAAAGATTCCCATGAGTCGATCAAAGGAAACCATACGAGCCGCCTCTGATCCGGCTCCTACTGGCTTTGTAATACGCAGCCTATCCACATCAAGATCAAAGAAGGCTTGGAGATATCTATCCTTTGCACCAAACGATTCAGAACCCCTACGGAGAAGACGCTTATGAAGTTCAATCACTTGCTTGCCTCCAGGTTCACGGGCATCATAGTCTTTGCGTTTTAGTCTACGCACCATCTCTCGCATCAATGATTCCCATGGATCAAAGAAAAGGTTCAAACTTGACACGCTCATTTTAGCAATATTGCTAAGTTCAGCGCGTACTTGTGTAGCGGACTTCTCAACCGATGTGTTTACCAAGGATTCCGTATTATAACTTGCCGTTCTTTCACGGAAGAGTTGAGTGAATGCACTCACAATTGGCAAGGTTCCGCTGGAAACATTAGGAATTATAGTATCCTTAATGACCTCAATTCCTGGCGAAAGCAAATTATAAATTCCATTTGGGATAAACTGCATCTCTTGCAATGCAGTCTCATCTTTAGGTTGGAATGTTGGCGCAGAACCAAACGATGCAATCTCAAGCAATGAGCAGTATGCGCGATTCAAAGCACCATTGATTGCAAAGACATCATATCCTTGACCTCTTACGCCATGATAGTAGCCGTTTGTTCCAACGCCATAGGTGAATACGGTGTATGCCTGATAACTATTTTCAAACCTGCCTACCTTCTTGAATAGGAAATCCTGCACGGAGTTATCGTCGTTAATCATGTAATGCGATACACGATTATCAAATTCAGTTACCCACAAATGAACTACGCGAATTGACTGTTGGTTTGCAGCCTGTGTAGTAAAGAACAGGTCATTGTTCCTTAGTTCCATCTCAAGCTTCTCCCAATCATATTGTCTGAAGTTTGAGTAATTGTTGTTATTGTTTACAGATTGGATAATTGACCTGCGACAAGCCTCAATATTGAACCCGTGGATTTTTGCTGTCTCCTCGTCTTTAATAAGTTGATAGAGTTGTGTAGGGCTATAGAAACGTAGGCAAGCAGCCACATCGATATTGTCCTGCCCAATCTCTGTCTTGCGAGGAATCTTGAAGTCCGACATATCTGTAGACTTCCAGCGCCAATCCCACTCATCGTTGAACATTACAACTCCAACGCCATGCTTAATAAAGCTATTGCAAAGCTTAAGGTATGTTGGAAAGAAGTTACGCCAAGACCGGATAGCGGCAGTTACCTCTTGAGCTACAACCTGAGACAACTCATCATTTTCTGTCTGTGTCCCGTAAAGTGTAGGGCATGAAAAAAATGTTTGTGGTGCATTGATAATGTCGGTATATCCCGCCATTGCAGTGTCAAGGACTTGCTTTGCAAACCCCCAAGATACATTCACCCTGTATGACTGCCCTGCATTGATCAACGCTCTTTCGTCGTATGGTCTTTCGTTATCATACGCAGCATCAATCTTACTGCGGTCAAAAGACGAAACGGCATCCGCTCGTCGTAGTGTCTCCCAAATCTCATAAGCTGACCTTGCGTCTTTTATCCTCGACGTTGGAGGTGTTCCTTCTTTTGAAAGTGTTTCTAATGCATCGCTCATTCTTCAGTTTCCTTTTTGTTTTTCTTGAGGAACTTTAGGTTAGATGCGCGTTGCTTATATATCTTCGTTTGTTTCTCTGCGTCCAAGTCCGAAACATCTTCAATATCATCCACAATGTCTTCCGCATCTTCAACCGACAAGTTCTTTATCATTTTCATATCGTTATTATTATTGTCCAACAATAACTTGAAGAGTGAACTATCCTTACACCCGTGTACAAGAACAGCGTTATCATTCAATAGATTATTCCAATGAATGTCCCAAGCTAAATTGGCATCTGAATCACATACAATGTTATTTTGTTCATGGCGATAGTTTTTTGTACGCCAGTTGTTTTGAATTAATTGAGAGTTCTTTAATCTTTTAACAACATACCATTGGATAACATGCGTCCAATGTCTGTTTGTAAGAGACAAAGAATTCAATACAGGAGAAAGGCATATTTCCTTGGAATACACTCCAATCGGAGCCATACGTTGTCCGGCAAGCGATTCCGGTAGTAGCTCGCCATTCTTTCCTTCATAAACACGCTCTCTTGCACCAAGGTAAATAGATGGTAGACGCTTTTCCTTAATTGCTTTCGTTGTGTCCGCATAGTATTCATCAGCAATTACATCTAACCAATTAGACTTAATAATTGTGGTATCAAGCTCAAACCACATAAATGCATCAGTGTCTTTCTTACCGGAGATATGTCTGCATAACTGCTGGAAGTAAAAGTTGCATGACATTGGCCATCCCAACATCGTGTCATTAATAATCAGTGTTTCAGAAGAAACAAACAGATGCTTGATTTTCTTTTCAAGTTCCAAAACATCTTGCTCAACTTCGCGTGATCCAAAGATAATAAGCTCATGGTCTGTGCCAGGCTTAAAGGATTCAATGGACTTAACGAGGTTTGGGATCAAGTGACGATCATGCCTTGATACTGGTATTGTTAGCTTCATATTAAAATAGCATTGTGAATGTTGCCTTAAATTTTATTGAGTGCATTGGCGAACACTCATCCACAAACTCTTGGCAATTTACCTTCCGCCACACCCTCCGAGGCATAAAGAAACCATACTCATAAATGCCGCGAGAAATAATGATAACCTTAAAGCCTGCCCGATCCAACACGAATCCACTTCCCTCAATTGCCCTTGATGTAGCAATAGCAAGCGGAGATTTAGTAGGATTGTGTTTAGTTCCATTAGCATAATCTTCTGGTGTTACAATAATATTAAAGTCAATGTCTGGTCGCTTCTCGTCAATGAAAATCTCTGACTTTGTTTTTTGAAACCCTAACTCTTGTAAGAATGTCATGTCCCAGCAAAATTAACAGACACCAACTTTATTGCAATAACTATTTGCGATAATTCAAATTTATTGTAATCTTTTTTTGATGAATTCTGTTCCGATTTTTGGCGATCCCATGGAAGGCTACCTGCACCAATATGGGTTTAACTGGCGAAAAAACACACACCAAATAGCTATTGAGTTAGCTATGTTCCGAGAGAAGATAACGAAAAGGATTCCAAAAGATATTGGTGGCGTTGATACATTTCACCACTTTCAAAGAATAGCCAGAGCCTTTTGGCCAGAGCGGGATACTAAAGCTACAGTGCATTTTATTTGGCATCCTTGGGCAGAGCAAATGATTCGTGCAGCTTGTGAACATGAGTATCTCGCAATAGCTGGTTCCGGTGGTTGCGGTAAATCAGAAGCATACGCAATATGGGCTATTGTTAACTACCTTGCCGATCCAGAGAACACCACAGTCCTCGCAACATCAACTACAATTAAAGCATCTAAGCAGCGTATTTGGGGTAAGATTACTCGGTACTGGGGGGTGTGTGAACAACTTGGACTGCCAGGGCATCTGGTTGATTCTGAAAACAAAATCAGTTATGTAGGTCGAGATGGAAAGCGATCAGACCTTTCCGGTATTGTGCTGATCCCTGGCGAGAAGAAAAAAGAGCGTGATGCTACTGGTAAGATGCAGGGCATCCACAATAAGAATGTAATCTTTGTGGCTGATGAGTTGTCAGAGTTATCCGAGGCTATTACTGAAGTTGCGTTCTTCAACTTGTCTAAGGGTTGCGAACACTTCCAGTTCATAGGTATTTCAAATCCAGCCTCGTATGTTGATGCTTTTGGCAAGTTTGCTAAACCAAAAGAAGGATGGGATTCAATTGATGTAGACGATGAAGAGTGGAAAACGGATCGTGGAGTATGTTTGCACTTTGATGGATTGAAGAATCCTAACATGGTTGCAAGAAAGAAAATTTACTCATGGATGGAAGGGCCAGCAGACTTTGAAAAGATTCCAGAGGACGCTAAAAATACTTCTTCATTCTGGAGGATGTATCGAGGTTTCTGGTGTCCAGCAGGGATTACAGATCAAATTTACTCCGAAGTAGAAATCTTAAATTCAAAGGCCACCGAAAAAGCAATATGGCTGGATAATGACAAAACAAAAGTAGCATTTCTTGATCCTTCGTTTACGAATGGAGGAGATCGAACTGTTTTATACTTTGGAACTGTTGGTAAGCTGGCAGAACCCCATGGATATCGAGGTCTTCAGTATGACGAATTTCTTGTGTTCAGTGAGGATGTTACAGACAAATCACTTACAAGATCACAGCAAGTAGTGCAATGGTTCAGAAATGAATGTGTGTCACGGGGGGTTCAACCAAAAAATGCTGGATATGATAAGTCAGGTGCTGGTGGGCCATTGGGAGATTTTATCTCGGTAGCATGGTCAAAAGATGTATATGGTCTGCAATTTGGTGGACGAGCATCTGATAATCCAGTTTCAGCCTATGATCCAACGCCATCTCACGAAAGGTATGTTAACTCCGTATCGGAAATTTGGTATTCAGCAAAAGAATATATGAGGACTGGGCAAGTTAAGGGAATCGGAGATGAGTTACTGCGTGAAATGTGCATGAGGAAACTTGATCCAAATGGTGAGAAAAATTTAGCACTTCGCATTAAGGTTCTGCCAAAATCTGAAATGAAATCAAGGTTTGGTATCTCACCTGACATTGCTGACGCTGGAATGGGCCTACTGGCTCTCGCAAGGGAAAGATTGAACCTTGATAGCTCTCAAGCAACAAAGGCGTTAAATACGAACAATAAGATAACGAGTGGCGGATGGAAACAAGCGTTCAGTAAGTTCCGGTCTATCTATTAATTAAACCCTGCTGTTTATCTCGGTGGAAGATCACAGCATCTTCTCGGATAATGTGGTTGTCTCTTTGAAAGATATGTTCGCTGCATCTTCCTTTCTCGTATTTGCCATATGTGTGCTGGATCAGCGGAGTAAAGGCAACCAGTGGCTTAATGTGTTTTATTGTCCACCCGTCCCATCCATCGTGTTTAATACCAGCGGGAATTAGTTTTCTTGCTAAACCTCCATACACTCCGATTCCACCAACAATATCGTGTGGTGGATTAGAATCGCTTGATAGCATAATGTGTTTGCCAAGTTTATTATACTCTTCCTCAAGCGCGGCAATCCATCCTACTTTCAGTGGGATGCTGTCAGGTTCAAGCCAAATGAAAGATTCATCACCCATTGCATTAAACGCTTGTTGCAACGCATGATTGTTACGCTCTGGATAGCTTGTAACCTTCTCGTCATTCTGGATAATTTTGATGACAGTTCCATCTAACTGCTTGCAGTATTGAACAAGTTTATCTACTTCTGCTATTTGAGATTTTGCTTTAACAATTACAGCTTGCATAGAACCATTTCAATAAATGCCTCTACACCATTCGATTCCTCAAATGTTTGGTCTGTGTTTGGAGACACGCTATAGTTATAGTTACTATCAATAAGCATTACCCTTTTAGCGTAACAAATGTGTGATAGTTTTGTCAGAAACTTGTATATATTTATATGATGTTTTGATGGGCTACTATCAAATGTAAAACTCCATGTGCTTTTATGATCTGGGTTATATCGAGATGGCCACACCCTTCCTTCATACAAAGTCCAATCAGGTATTGATATGATTGCGTGTCCACCTGTTTTAACAATATCCAGCCACTCTACCATTGCAGCATATGGGTCATGCATATGCTCCAAGCATTGAGATGCATGTAGGTAGTCAAACTTGTGCGTGAAGTATTCCGATATCTTATTAGCATCACCCTGCTCTTGGTCAAACGCAATGCACTTATCATCCCATACCTTGTCAGGCCCACAGCCTACATCTATTCCCTTACCAGTAATAATCTGGCTCCAGTTGAAAATACCAAGTTCATCCTCAACCATTCTGCGCCTCATGGCTTTGCTTGTTTCATTCATAGCTTTTCAAGCAATTCTTTAACACGTTTAACATCATGCGCGAACCTGTCTGGAATAGCGGTTAGTTGGTTGGTTGTAATTGTTTCATCAACAATTTTGTCTTCAATATCTTTTTTACTTCCAGACACTCCATTGTTCCTTGCATGGTTAACAACAACATCGAGTGCATAGCTGCTGAATAGCTTTCCATCAATTGTTAGCTTCCACCCACCTTGCGGTGACTCTTGCTTATTCATTACAGGCTTCGGCCTTTCTATCTTAACCTTAACTCCAGCTATTTCAGTATCAATAGTGCCATCATAGCAAAATGTAGCATTGTCTCGTTTATAGATACAATCCGGTTGCCACAAGCAAACCTCTTGAATGCTTTTGTGCTTTAGTCCTTCTGCAACGCAGTTAGCGGAACTTTGATTTCCGATAAAGCAATCAGAACTATTGATGGCTGTAGCTAAATGCAGATAGTCGCGGATGATCAGTCTATCAACATTTCCGAATCTGCGGCAGAACAACTCGTATTCGTGATCATGTCCAACGAAAAGCATCTTGCTTCCGAGAAGCTTAACAAGTTGAACCCATGGAAATAACGAGTTTGCGTATCTCTCGGTCTTGTTAACAATAATCTTTCCGTTATATTGACTATCTTGGCAGGCAGTTAGCCATGGCTCAGAAAAGTCAACATCTTGCTTTATCCATTTGGCATGAAGCAATGCAAGTTGAACGCCCCAATCTAATCCTTGTTTACGGAAATCAACGAACGACTTGTCAATTGATTCTTTGCCAGCCTTACCGAATTTTTTGATATATGGTTGAAATTCAATGAGAGGCCCAACTACCTTAACGGCTTTAGGATTGTTTTGAATATAGTAATTGCCACCACCAGCAGCTTTAACAGCAGATAGGCTCAATACAATATCACCGAAGTCTCGTTCATGTAAGAAGTTCATGTTTCTATTCTTTTCCAGCAATGCGTTATTTTATCAAAGTCTTCTTTAATTTCTTCAGTTAATCCTTCCCGCTGAATATCAACAGGGACATGAACAGCAGCCTTGAGTGAACAACTACATACAAGACACGCTCCAAGATCATTATCTCGCTCTGTCTTCCTGTTGCCAATAATGGAACTCATTAGCGTTATAACCGCTCCCATACACGCACCACATGAAAACTGAAGGGTAACATTCATTGGGCAGTCAGCACACACAGAAGCCCTTCTTTCAGCTTCGGCCTGCGTTACAAATGCACTTTTACCGGACAAGGTAGATTGCGCCCATGCCTTCATCATATTCAAGAATGACAAAACTGATGTAAGTGAAAGCCTCCTTCTGTGTATTTTCTTCATACTAATCCTTCCGCATAACCTCCCCCACTTTGTGTTTTGCTTACACATTTCAGAGATAAACTCATCCTCCCATGTTGGCGTAAGGAATATTCCATTAGCCGCACAATGGTTTTTGTATAAGTTACAAATAGACCTATAATCGTAATGATTAAAAACAACTCCGGTTTGAGGAACCTTTATATTCCAGTTGCCAGGAGGTGATGTGGATTTATCAATATATTCGTATTCAATCATTCGTTCCTTGATCTTTTTACTGCGCGAGCAGCCATATCGGAAGCCCCTGGAATTTCAACTCCATCAATTGAATATCCGTTAACATATTTATCAAGCTCTTTAGTATAGTTCTTTGCCTGCATATCTTCAAGCCTCTTTCGATTTTTAAACATCTTGTCAGATACAACCCTCCCATACTCACGGACATATATCTCAAACTCTTTATCCGTTAGCGGCTCCTCAAATTTCTTTTGAGCATTTATTCTGGTTGGAATTGGTGGGCCATCGCCTTTTTTAAGAACTAATTCATTAAGCTCATTTTCAGGTGTGTTTTTAGGAAACGACATTACAACAGGAGCGCCAAGTTTAAATAATCTATCGCCCCAATCGTCTGCTCTGATTGGTTGCCCAAAAGCATTAAGTGCCTTCGTTCCAATCATAGGCCCAACAATTGGCATATTAGAATAAATAGCACCTTGAATGGAGGACTTATCAATTGGGTCATTAATAAAATCAGATATATTTCTTGCAAGAGAAGTTCCAACAATTGGAATAAATGTTTTTCCAAAGTATCCTATTTGGCTAACCAAATTAGGAACAACTTTGTCTGGCTTCTTTGCATCAAACAAAGGCTTTGTAAATGCAGCAAACGGGCCTCTATTAGAGAAAGAGTAAAATGCTGAACCTAAAACTTCCGCTGCCATTTCTAAATCTGCCGGAGATTTCCTTGCTTGATTCAGCTTCTCCTTAATTCTTGCATCATCTTGAGCGCCCAAAAATATAAGGGGAATTGATATAGCCTCTCCACCTCGTCCAATATTAATTGGGATGTTTAGTCCACCTATAATAATGTGAGTTGTGTGTGGTTTATATTTCTT